GGTGGTCAATTGTGGTCCTTGGACCACTTTTTGGTGGTCCAATGTGGTCCATGGACCACTTTTAGGTGGTCCATGGACCACTTGGGTGGACCACCCTAATCTTTAAATAATACCCGTTATTTATAGAATCGTTTAATAACACGGGGGCAGGGTTTGCGCCTCGGCGAATGGGGAAAGGATGGGACCCAAATCTAAGCCCCCGATAATACAGGAAAATTCGGCCTTCAATTTATTGGCACGATGTTTGCTACGCAATATCCATGCCAAAATGTAACCCCTTAATTTTATTGACATTCGTCGTTCAATAAACCCCGGTGGCACGGTCTATGTCCTTGTATTCATTGACATATATGGCATAATGCGCAACGTTCAATAAACAGGTGTTTATTGAACGCCGTCCATTGTATAACTTATTGATTGTGCACGAAAAATAATTTTTTCAGGGCTCTATGCCGCTGATAAGCCTCCGGGGGCCTCTAGCACGTTGCCCAGCCCCGGTTTTCTCCAATTGTTCCGGCAGGATACGGGGGTATTCGGGGGATGATGAAGGTCAAACGATTAATGATTTCAATATGTTAGAAGGTAAAGAATATGAGCCTCTTGTCAAGAGGTCAAAAATATACTTCCCGCGCGAGAATTTCCCCTTAAGAACTATTTCCTATAGTACAAGAAGAAAAACTAGCCCCCGTGGCCAGAGGTCCAGCGGCACGGAAATTTTCCCTTTCGCCCTGCCCAAGCAATTGACACTGTACACTAGGCTGACACCGGTTTTTAGGCATTGTTTATAATAACCTACAAATGCCCATATTTCATATTCCTCCTTTCCCCCTTTCCCCGTACTCTTAGTGCCCCAAGCCTTTCAGGGTGCCAACGGTACAAAAAATTTCTTTTTCGCCTGCCAAATCCTTGGACACTACCCAATTGTATTATATTAATAAAATCAACCCCTTTTTTCTTATAAAAACTGGCACGCCGGTTGCTTGTATTATAGCATCCCCGACGATGGGGTAGGCGACTTAGAAAAAAGAATTAAAGTTATTTATTCGAATACCGATAAGACTTAGGTTAGCAGGGACAACGAACCAAACGCCCAATAACGAAAGGATCAAAACCATGAAGACTAAGAGTCAAAAAATCCAATTCGTTGAATTCACGATCGGTCAACATTCCGCTCTTGTTAATAATGATTGGTCGGGCCTATCCGACGAAGACATCAAGGCCCTGAAGTCTTTTGTTCCCCGTCGTGTCGGACATTGGGACATTGGAACCCTTTGTCCTGAGCATGCCGCGTATGAATGCCCCGATTCATGCGAGCACAGGGACTCGAATATAGCGTATGACTCGTTTTTCGATCGGTGCGACGTGACGGGGCTTCATTCCGACTGTGTCGACGCTCGATTTGTTCCGGCTAATCAGCCCGCGTTCAAGCCCTCGGCTGCGTTCAAAAAATATTCGGCGCTATTGACGGGCAACAAACCGTTAACGAAAACTGAAATCGGCTCTTTGGCATCGATTTTGGCAGCATCAAAAAAGACTTCGCTCAAGGACCATGAACGCCATGAACTATTCGCGATGTTGAACGCCAAGCGTTCCCGGCCCATTTTTCCGGACCATGAACAGCAAGGCATCGATTGGCTGCGAAAAACCGCTTTCCGCACCGATGGTGTCACGCCACGTCAAACGAAAGACTTTCCCTTCGGACTTATCGAGATCGAAGTCATTAAAGACTTTTCACATTTCACTTGGGAGGGATTTGAAGACCTCAGCGCCGGCCATTATTCGCACTTTGTCCCGGTTTGGCGTGTCCACTCAAAACATAATACCGCATCCTTTGTTTATTATGTTTGCGGACAATGGGGGTCGGTCGTTGTTCGTTAAATCAACCACGCGAAAGGGTTAAAAAATGAAAGCGTATAAAATCTTGTCCATTGACTGCTGGGGAAATGCCAAAGAGGGCTTCGTGTGGAATAATTGGTTCGCAACGGGCGAATATCTCCCCGCCGATCTCATTGACAAGCCTCGCGCTATCCTTGCCTATCTTCGTTCGGTGGGGCTTTTGACAAACGAGAGCAAAGGAAAAATTCACCTTGATGACGATCAGTTAAACGTTTGTGTTCAGTCTCGCGACGGGCGAACCCTTTATGCAATCGAATATGCAACAGGCACAATTGAAATAGACGAAGACACCGGGAAGGAAGTGGCCAAATGAAAAACCAAACCACTCACACGAAAGGGACCAACCAATGAAAACTAACACCTTAAAACTCCAACGACAAACAGCATGCCGTGCCTGTGGTTCTATTTTAGAGCCCGGTCAAACGTGCGACTGTACGCCGGATCAAATCCCATCCCATGTCCTTTTTTCGGCGTCGCCGGAGTCCGATTTGACACTGACCATATTCAACCCGCTCCGTCGTCCCCTCACGGAAACCGATCGGCTATTCATTGAAAGCCTAATCTCTAACCCTACGCCCAAGGCAAAGACCCTTTTTAACGACTTTCTGGCATCGTACCAACACAAACCCGTGGCCGATGTCCTCGCGCAACAGCGGCAACGTTTGAAGGCCCTACGGGCAAAAGAGCGAAAGTACCGATGGGACGGTACCCAAGGATCTCGCCTTTCACGCGAATGCGATGAATTAGCAGAGTTTGTTGAGTCGTTGAAATTGTTGGCTAATTCACAAGCACGGAACGAAAAACGAACAAAAACCAATGAATAGACGAATATTCAGGGGGAAAATCGCCATGAAAGAATCAAAAAAATCGTCGCCCGTTCCGCGGGCGAAAAAAGCCAAGGTCACAAGAATTTGGATTGAAGACTATCCGGCGACTTTCGTATTTTCAACAGTCGCCAAACTCAAACCGTTTAAATACGGATGCAAACAACGCGGAGCGATCTTACTCCGCGCACTATACCGAAAAGGTATCAAATCACCGTGCCATGCTTATGAAGATTATATTGTCGAATCGGTGCGTGTTTCCGCAAAGAATGAGGAAACATGGTTCCTTGGTTCTTGATCGGCCCATCCCTCATTTTCGACAACCATTTTCGGAGGACTAATTTTTATGAAAACTATTATTGGTGTGCTTAAAATTTTTCGTACCCTTTTCTTTATATTCATCGCGCTAATGGTTATCGGCCAGGGTTATCGACTTATCAGCCACGAGGAAACGCCGGCGGAGGCCCAAGCCCGTATAGTCAAGGGCCCGATCAAATCGTCATCATTGTTCAAATTGTTTTCTGGACAAGGGGATAATTAATAGCTATGTTCCCCGGACCCCATAACGAAAGGATGCCCCCATGTCAAGAAAGAAAAGTCTTATTAATACGGTATATTTCCCGATTGGAACGATCGCCCTTCGCCCCGAATTGGTGGAGGCGATCAAACTGGCCGCTCAATCAAACCCAACCGGAAATGGGCCCGGAGTCGCGGCCATTGTGCGCCAAGCCCTTGAGGAAAAATTCATGCCAAAGGAGGCCAAAGAAAATGAGTCCGTCAAAATTTGCCCCAAAGAAAGTGCCAAAGAAAGTGCTAAAGAAAGTGCCAAAGAAAGTGCCAAAGAGAGTGCCAAAGAAAATTTCAAAGGCAACCCCAAAAAAGAGCTTGCCGACGACGAAAAACTTGTCTTTTTCAGTGCCGATAGTTTCTAGGCCGCAGGCCTTTTGGCTCGGCACGAAACCGTTTGCCTGGGTTTGGAACGACAATGCCCATGTTCGCATTGGCCAATTTGTCCTCACACTATCAGACCTTCACGCGTTGAATGATTGGACCCGTGACACGCTGTTTTATTTGGGGCAACAAAGCCTCATTCGTTCCATGGGTCCAACCCCAAAGAGCCAAACCCCAGCCCCCAAACTCAAATGTGCGAAAGCGAAAGCGGCCCCTCGGTCAAAGTGTTAACTATATTTCAGAGGACTAATTTTATGGCGTATCGAGTCGAAATTGATATGGCTCTATTGATCAAATGCCTGGACGAAGGCTATAGCGGGCCGCGTCTCGCCGATAAATTCGGCTGCACAATTGGATGTATCAAAGATCGGCTCGATGCGTTGGCCCCTGAATACCGTGCCATACTCGCAAAGAATGGCAAAGCGGCACGGGGCTGGACTGGACATGTCAATATAGATAGGCGGTGGAAATAATGGAATGCACCAAGTTAAACGGGATCTATATTGTTCACGCGCCCGTTCGCACGGTTTGGAAATATTTTTTCCTAGCCGCCTTGGTGTCAACTTTTTCTGTCGCGCTATCTTCTGCCGCCATTGCATACTTGGCCCTTCGATCCAATGTGCAACAAACTATTGACTTGAGGCGGGAGAACGAATCTCTAACCTATGAGGCCCGCAAATGGGCCGTTGAGGCGGGAAAATGCGCCCAAAAAATCATCACCGATGCAGAAAGAAAAAAGGCAAACCGTCGCCGTCAATCGTCACCATGATTTTGTTGCTGCTGTTTTGGATTTGTCTATGCCCCTTCCCTCAATTTTTCACACCATTTTCGAAGGACTAAATTATGAGCAATGAACCCCAAAAAGTTACTGTCTTGAATCGATATGATGCCGAGGAAAAACTATCGCAGGATGGAAAGTTTTTCCTCGTGACAGACATCGCGCCCCTCGTTGCGGAACTGAACACGGCGCAATATGTTCTTGGTGTTTTGCTCACGTCCCCCTTGACCGCTCCGATAGTAAGGGAAACGCTCCAAAAGCATTTGAAGCGGACGATAAAAGTCGCGAGTATGACTGGAATCGACGATGGAAAAAACTGATTCGGTATGTTGACTGCGTCAGTTGTTGCTGTAGCTGCAAATGGCATATTTGGACCGTTCGCGAACGCGATTTTTCTTGCACCAAACACCAAATCATAGTGCGCCCCCATTCTGTTTGCGATAGCTTTGAAACCCCTGAATGGAGCGGAAATGAGATTCAATCGAAACGCAACAAAAACTGAGATTCTTATTCTGACCTACGCTGTAGTCAACTTGCCGCCTTGCCTAGCACCCGATAAAGGCGAATGCATTTGCAAAGAGAATGACAAAAAGATGCAACGAATGAACGTTCTTCGTGACTTCGCGAACCAATGCGACAAATTTGAGCTATGGGATTAAAAAATCGATGTCGATTAGAATTTTAGACATCGACGATTTGATCTTGCTGCGTTGTCTGTGGCGCGGGGAAACAATGGGCCAAGCATCCAAAACATTGGCCGTTAGCCAACCCGCCACGACGCAGCGCATGAGAAAAATGGAGGCCCATTTCGCCCCCCTAATAGAGCGCGGACCCCATCGGGCGACACTCACTATCAACGGGCAGCGAATCGCAATGCTAGCGAACGCCGCTCTTCAATTGCTGGAAGCGATCGATGGATAAGACAATATACGGCGAGTGCCCAGAGTGCGGCCTTCTCAAATGCGAAATTGAGATTGATGCCGCACTTTTTGACTATCCCTGCCCGCGTTGTGGCGAGTGCTGTTTGAGCGGTTTTATCAAACGTGATTTCAGCGAACCGGAGGATGATTTGACCGGAGGAGAAGCATGAAGTTTAAAGCAAGACTAATTCCCCAGTACATTCGAGTTTTGATACTAATCCCATTTATTCTACTTGGGATGGTTGCAGCGATGATCAGTGTCGCCTATCGAGTCGGATTCAATAGCATGGAACGCAACATGGAAGATAGTGGATGGTAACATGTCCCCATGCCTTTGCTGTTATTGCGAATCGAAAACAAAAAATCTTCATTGAAAAAGCAGACCCCATGATTCTTCAAATTGAATTGACCAATAGGTGTAACCGTTCCTGCGTCTATTGCGGAAACCCGCAAATGGAGCGACCCAAGGGCTTTATGTCGCGGGAAACTATTTCTCGATGCATCGAAGTTTTGGAGGAAACAAATCAAAAACAAGTGGGGCTGAATCACTATGGTGAATCGCTCATGTCCCCCAATTTCTTGTGGTGCGTTTCTGAAATGAACGCCGCAGGGATTCATCCTTGGGTATACACCAACGGCGATTTTTTGGTCGATTCACTATGCCGCGATTTGTGCGTGTTTGATATCGACATAACACTGTCTGGTCATCGCCAGGGATGGGAGCGGGATATCACGAAATCAATTTGCAATTATTATGACATCCGATTGCGGGATCAGGTTCCCTTGACCCCAAACAATACAATCGATCTAGCGGGTCAAGTCAAAGGCTACGTCGCCGTGCCCTCATATAGCGTTCTTCACGACCCTGCCAAGAACTGCCGGTTCTTGACCGTTCCGAAATCAATCGTGCTTTGGAATGGCGATTTAGTGCCTTGTTGCTGCGATTTCGAGGGATACGGGGTTTTTGGAACAATCTTTGACGAGCCAATGAAAAAGCCCCTTCCATTTAGCCTATGCGCTCAATGTCCGGGGCATCCGGGGAGTTGACCACTATCCGCCGATCAGTCGAAGGGCTTCCGTCGTGTAGGCCCTTTTTTCTCGGAACATGGAAGTTTTTGGCATTGGTGCCACTGCCGCCATTCCCATCGCAATCGCTTTTCTCCCTTGGTTCAAAGCATTGAACGCATAACCCGCTTCGATCCATAGTTCGGAAAAACGAGAGTCAAACGCCAGTCCCATGAAGGCACACTCTCGGCATTTTTCCATGTTTCCGGCCAACCGATAGCACCGGGCCCGAAAGATATGGGCGAAAACTACTTCATCATGGTGCGGCGATCCTATGGCGAGGTATTCGTCGAATTTCTTGATCGCTTCGTCGAACCGATCCGAGTCCATGAGTGTCATTCCATAGTAAAACAATGAGCGCGGCGATCGCTCGCCTTCCTTATACCCTCGTTCAAGAATTCGAAGGTTTCGCTTGTCCCCCGGTTCTTTTCCTGTGTCCGAATGAACGTGGTAAATATCGATTCCTGACTCTGCAAACGACTTGAGGCATGAAATATTCGGGTATTCGTGAACGCGGCCCCTGAACTGCAATCCCCGCCCAGTACGCCACAATCGATGATGGTCCCAAGTATGCGTCGGTTCGGTTCGGCTGTTCACAATTCGGAATGTGTAGGCGTCAATCGTGGGGTCCAGTGTTCGAACCCCTGCTGGGTCTAAAATTTGGTCATCGGCATCCATCCAAAAAATGCGATCGACAATTGGATCTAGGATGTCAATGAAAGCGTTCCTCGCTTTTGCGAAGTCCCATAGTTTCCAGTCGCCGGTTTCGTCTTGCTCCGATGCTTCGAGGAACGATGAATAGATCAAACACTTCGGCGTCACGGGATCTTTTCGTGTGATGACATCCCAGCCCGAATCCCTGGCCCAACGCCACAATTCGGAAACCGTTTGATCCATGCTGCCGGTATCGACAACACAAATCACGTCTGAGAAAATCGCGCTCAATGTGAGACAACGATAAATCACGTCCGCTTCATTTTTGACAATCATCCCTGTTCCGATATCCATGCCTTTCCCCTTGAAAAAAATTCCCTGCTTTTCATTGCTCCACAATGTCATAAAACCAGGAAAGCGTTCGTGAAATAGTTTTTCGGTTAAGTCATCTTGAATGTGCGCCTCATTGGGGTTTCCTTCGCACTCTCCTTGAACGTATTTAAAAGGGACCATGACAAGGACGTTTGTGTCTTTCATTCGCTCCAGGACTTGATTTGCGTCCTCTGTAGATAGGTGTTCTAAGACATCGCCGAGGACAACAAGATCCCAGCTAGAAAAATCGGCCATCAACCTAACGTCGCCGTGAATAACCGTGTCATAAATTTTTTGCAAATTGAATCGATCGATATACGGAAGATAAATTTCGAGTCCATCCACTATCAAATTGTTTTGTTTAAACACGCGACCCCATTTTCCTGCTCCTGGGCCGACATCCAAAGTGCGCTTGGGGCTGAGGCGTTTGACAAACGAGGATATTTCTCTCTCGAAAAAATTGTAGCTATATGGCATTAAAAATCCCTCATGTCAAAATAATGTTCCGATTCATAGGCCCCGATGATAAATTCCGAGTCACGCAATTCAATATCCGATGTTAACGCTGCCATGCGATTTTTCTTCATAAACATTTCTCGCATTCGGCTTGGGCTAACTCGAAGCATATAAAGATTGTCAGTTCCGCGCACTATGGCCATTTCCCCGACATATTGTTTCGTGATGCGCCAAAAATGGCTCGCCGTGGATTGCTTGCGTGTTCCGGATTCAGATAGCCATTCGCGATATATTCGAAACGCCTCGGAGCGATTCAAACGATATTCCCCATTGACGACAACCCACATTTCTTTCGGGTTCTCTGTTAAGATTTCAAACCAAAATTGGCCTACTGGGTTCATAGAATCAACCTTTGTATCGGTTCCCCCCGTGTCAAGATGGGTCGGAAACTCTCGCGGTTTGAAGTTGGAAATATCGCGATCCAATAAAAAGGAATGCCAAGCCGCAGCGGCGTTATCCAACCGTGCGCCTAGATCAGCGAAAAACTCAGGGGGTAAAACTTCGCAACTTTCCATGACGAGGAAACGACGGTTTCCGGTTTCAACGCGCACGGCTCTAGCCGTGTTAGACAGAAAAATATAGCGAGAAAAATTTTTGATTTGATATTGAGGCGCAAATTTTTCGTTGATTTGCATTGTTTCCGAGCCCGTCAAGTTTTTCAACCGGGCGACGATTTTTTCATTTCCGCTCCAGGTCGCTTCGTCCATGACTGTCAGGAAACGCTTCGCTTGCTCACTATTAAATGGTTCGAGGATTGCGTCTGTGGAACCAATGACCAAATGTGTATGCTTCAGAATGCGGCCCATGATATGTTCTGCGAACATATTTTTGCCGGTTCCTTGCTCGCCGACGAATACGGGGCATACGCTAGTTTTCTCGTCCGTTTTTTGAATGAGGTGAGCGCACCAATCAATCATGTATTCAGTCGTATCGTCACGCCCGCCGCAGAGAGTTTTCAAGAGCAATAGGACATCCTCAATATTCCCATCCTTGGGAATACCGGGGATGGGGGCCCAGAGGTTGACGTATTCCTCCGATGACAACACAGGGTCAAATACAACATCCTTGTAAACCTTGCGTGAGGCACTAGACATCCAAGTATCAATTGCTGGTTTCCATTTAACCTCACCAATATTTTTTGAGTCAGGAATCCAACATCCATACGGTGCCAATTCCCCACGAAATTGTTCCCCCCGACGCCATTTGAGAAGCGGTGGCGATTGACTTGTATCCACGATTGCGGCGCAAGCGATGTTTGAAATCCAACACCAACCCGCTTTATTCAAAAGCCAAACAACCGCGTCTTTATCTGCGGCGACGAATTTGTCGTTTTCTTTGACCCATACCGGAGCAAAGTCTTCGGCTGCGGAATCGGTTGCAATTTCGTCGGCGCAATGCGACCGGTAAACGAAATCGAAAGACGTTCCAGAAATTGCCCCATCGGCGCTGAAACCATTCCATTTATATTCCGCAGCCTCATAATCGCCCGGTTGTTCGTTGACGCCGGAGGTTATGTGCTGGAAAAGATCGAGTCCCGCGTCACTTCCTCCAGTTTCCGAATGGATCGCCATTCCTATCTTTCGCCATTCGTCATATCCAAATTTTTTCATTCGAAGTCGATCAGCCATCAACTTCATTTTGGCCCAACGTTCGGCATCAATTTCAGGGTCTATCGGAACTGGCGCACTATCAGGACGTTTAGATTTTGGCCCGTAGGAACAGAGTGTGCGCAACCAATCAGGCATTTCGATTGGTTTAATATCATTCGACCATTTATAGCGTTTCCCGCTTGGATGGAGTGAAGGTTCGACAACAATGAACCCGTTCCATTTAACATGTATTCCCTCGTCTTTTGAGCCCCCAATTTTTCCTTTGAATGGCCCCTTTTTGTCGTCTTTGAAAACTAAATGGCCCCCATGTCCTGATCCGCTGCGCTGTGTCAGCGTCACAATCGGTTCGTGCTCTCTTTTAATCGTGTTCCAGCGTTCAAGTCCTTCGCGATCAATATCCACCGCGACAAGCCCCGAAGGTTTAAGACATACAGCCCAATTGCAGTCGGGGAATTTTTCCTCCCATTGCCGCAATTGCTCTATGTCAATCGATGAAGCTGAAAACCCCATTCCCGCTTTGATTGCAGGTTTTTTCTGCTTTCGAAGAATCGGAATCAGTCGCATTCCGCGATCAATGTACCATTCAAAATTCATGAATCACCGGAATGCTATAAGTGGCCGTAGATGTCCGACCATGTTAACTCGCCGTTCGCAATTCGAAGAATTTCCGCCGCCAAAGCAGGACGAGGTATCCCTGTTCCTCGAACCCATAAGCGAACGTTAGTGGGAGTGATGCGCAAAATTTCTGCAAGATCATGAATCCCGAATTTAAGAACCCAAAGGGCAAACGGTGTATATGTTTTTCGTGGCCGAGCCATTTTATCCTCGCTGATTGGTGTCTTTCGAAAATAAATTTTTTCGATTGACTGGTCAACACAAAATCCTGTAGCTTTTTCAAACTAAATCAAAAGGCGAGCGCAGCACTATGTCAAATATCCTCAAAATGTCCTACGCAACGTCCTCTGAATTCCGGCCCACAATCCCCCCAAATCTAGTGCTGCGACCGTTCCAGCGATCGGGTGTCGAATACCTAATCGAAGTGGAACGGGGCCTATTGGCGGACCCAATGGGCTTGGGAAAGACGGTAGAAGCCATAGCGTTTATGAATACGGTCGGCGTCAAGCGATATTTGGTCGTTTGCCCCGCTTCGCTTACTGATAATTGGCGGCGAGAAATTTTGAAGTGGTCAACCCTCGCGTGTCCACCCCATGTTTTTCGCACCGGAACGCTAGATAATCCTCGCGATTCGATTTTAATTCTTTCCTATGGGCTATGTTCCAATGTCGAGGTTCTGAAAAGAATACTTGCAAAGTATCGATTTGAAGGGGCCATACTTGATGAATGCCACTATCTTAAAAACCCGGAATCTCAACGAACACGAAATATCATGGGAATTCACGGCATATTTGACCGCGCCAAATTCATTGCTTGTTTATCGGGAACGCCAATCGTTAATAAACCGGTCGAGATTTGGTCAGTGGCAAATAGACTCAATCCCCGGGCCTTGGGAACCAAAAACTTCAGAGAGTTCGCCAATACCTATGCTAATGAAAAACTCAATCCCTACACCAATCAAATCGAATACGTTGGATCAAAAAACGAGCACGAATTGGGACGACGCTTGCGCTCATCTATCATGGTCCGACGTGAAAAATCTGCCGTGCTCAAAGACCTACCGCCAAAATCAAGACGGGCGATATATCTTGATAGTAAGGCCCAAGTCGAAAATTTGGTCATGGCTGAAAGCAATCTTTATGACGATTTTCTCAAGACAAAAAAACTTGACTTAGATCGCGCAAATTCAGCAATGCGCGTCCGCGTTCAACTTGCTTGCCTCAAGGCCCCGCAGGTCGTTGAATATTGTAAAATGATTCTTCAGACCGAAGAAAAAATCCTCGTTTTCGGCTGGCATCGCCAACTATTGACGCAAGTTATTTGTGGGCTGTCCAGTTATGGGGTTCGCGCATTGACGGGCGCAACGCCGCAAGCAAAGCGCGGTGAGCGGGTTCACGAATTTCAGACGATGCCGGAGATTCGCGTATTCGTGGGCGCGATCCCCGCAGCGGGAGTCGGGCTGACACTGACCGCGTCGTCCTACGTTATCATGGCTGAATCGTCTTGGGTGCCAGGGGAAAACTTTCAGGCCGAGGATAGGGCGCATAGGATAGGCCAGTTAAACTCTGTAACCATTGATTATCTTGTTTATCCGCGAAGTGCTGACGAAAAAGTTTTGAAAACAATCGGTGAAAAAAATACTCAAATAAATTTGGTTTTAGCAGGGCAGCCAACATCATGGTAGCAAAAACGCATGGTAAAAGTCGAAGCAAAGCCTATTCCACGTGGCATAACATGTTGCATAGATGCGAAAACCCTTTAAACAAGCAATTTTCCGATTATGGCGGAAGGGGAATTCGTGTCTGTAAAAAATGGAAAACCTTTGAAGGTTTTTTTGATGACATGGGCCATCGCTCAAATGGGATGACGTTAGACCGCATAGATAACAACGGCAACTATGGCAAAGAAAATTGCAAGTGGTCAACGGTGCGCGAGCAAAACAGAAATTCGAGACACACCAATAGCATAGAGTTTCGAGACGAGATTCGATGTTTGACCGGCTGGGCTGAACACCTTGGGATTAAACTCGCTTCTCTTTCAAATCGAATTCACACCTGTGGCTGGACAATCGAGGAAGCATTAACCACACCGGTTAGACCGTGTTTAACGCCGAATAATCGGCTCAACAATTCAAGGAGTTTTGTCATGGAAAAAGCAGTTCAAGAATTTGCCGTTGCCCTCGCCAATTTGATTCGCGCTTGTTTGCCCCCCAAGGTCGAGATCGCCAAGGCCGAAGTTGTGGAAACTTCATTCACAGAGGAAACGGAACCAGCGGAAAAGAAAGAAAAGAGAGAAAAGAAGGACAAATTCCCGAAGCGGTTTATTGACTGGGCAGCGGGGCGGAAAGACGAATGGAGTAAAATCGCTTGCAAAACGTGGAGCAAAGAAAAAATCGAATTCATCGTGCCTGAAAACATGGCAGATTTTGTCGATGAAAATATCGGCGAATTGGTCGATGAACTGCGATCTCTAGCCAATAACAAGGGAATCGAAATCTTGACGATTGACGCCCCCAAAAAAGGCCCCAAAGGTGTGACCGCTGACGAAGTTAAGGAAGCAGCGGCGCAATTGGCAAACAAGTTGAAATCCCGCGATGCCGTCAAGGAAATCATTCAATCGTTCGGCGTGGCCAAAATCGATGACCTTCCCGCCGAAAAATTGGCCGAGTGCAAAAAGGCATTGGAAGCGGCTCGCGAAACCAGTCCGTTGAAAACTGAGGATGAAAATGGATTCTGAAACGAAACTGCATTCTGCGATCGGCGCGTCAAGCGCCGAGCGTTGGATGAACTGCCCCCGCAGTATTTATCTGAGCGAACACGCGCCCCCAAAAGTGGAATCTAGCTATGCGCTAGAAGGAACGATTGCGCACCAAGCCGCCGAGCAAATGGCGCGAGGGAAAACCGAGGAAGAGTTGATTGGAAAGTTTCCGAAGGAAATGATCCGACATGCAAGGGAATACGTCGAGTACATCGATCTTCTAAGCGATTCCGATGCTATTCGCTTGGTTGAGCATTCGTTCAATTTGCACCAATATGATCCCGAAGCGTTTGGGACTGCCGATTGCGTGGTCATCAATGGCGATGAATTGTTTGTCATCGACTATAAATATGGTGCGGGAATCGCGGTTGAGGCGAAAGAAAACCCCCAATTAAGGTTTTATGGTTTGGGTGCTTTGTTTTCTCTTCCAAAGGATAAACAACGCGAAATCAAATTCGTCTATATGGTTGTTTATCAACCTCGCGCCCACCATGCCATCATGCCGGTTCGAAAGGAACGACTTCCGAAGGGTAAGTTATTGAAATGGGGAAAAACGGTTCTTGCCCCTGCAATGGCTGCGACACACCGCTATGATGCAAAACTTTGTCCCGGAAAATGGTGCCGTTGGTGCCCTGCGATCACGCTTTGCCCCGAACAAAGCCGATTGCCAGTCAAGGTTGACGCTGCGATCGATTTCGCCGACAAACCTGCCGCCACGCTTCCGGCCCCCCAACAATTGACATCGGAACAAGTGTCTTTGGTTTTGGCGGCGCGGGAAAGAATTGAGGGCTGGTTATCGGCTGTCGATTCCCTGGCGCGTCAAACAATTGACGCAGGGGGCGAAATTCCCGGTTGGAAGTTGGTATTGGGTCGCAAAAACAGGTCTTGGACGAACGAAGCCCAGGCCGAAGCTATGTTATCCCTTGCCTATGGTGAGAAGGCTTATAGTCGTAAATTGCTGTCCCCAGCGGGTGCCGAGAAATTAGGCTTCAGTGCGCCGTTCTTGGTTGAGGAAAAATTAGGCAATCCGGCCTTGGTTCGAGTCGAGGACAAACGGGCGACGGTCGCCCGATCCGTTATTTCAGATTTTTCGGAGTAGACAAAATGGCTGACAAAAAATGCGATTTCATCAAATGCACGACGCCTCCGTTTCGGGTTTCATTTCCCGCGTTGCACGAACCTAAGCGCGGTCCCGATGGAACCGGGGAATTAAAATACAGCGTTCGAATGCTGTTCCCCAAAGAAATGGGGGAATCGGATGCGAAGTTGTTCAAAACAATCGTCGATGCTTGCGGAACCGTTGCAAATCAATTTTGGGGCGAGGGAAAGCATCCCAAGAATCTCAAAAAGCCACGCAAAGACGGGGACGACAGTGATTATGCCAATGAAAAAGGACATTGGATTTTGAACGCCCGCACGACGCAAAAAGTTGGTGTGGTCGATCAAAAACGTCGCGAATTGATAGACGAAGAGATCAAGGAAAAACTGTATGCCGGTTGTTGGGCGCGAGCAACAATTCTGGTCGGCGCGACGAACAAAGCGGGAAACAATGCAGTCTATTTGATCCTTCAAAACGTGCAATTTTTGCGTGACGATTCTGCTTTTGGAAACCGGAAAAAAGCAGTTGATGATTTCGAGGCCGTTGAATTTTCTGAAGGCGCTGAAGATTTTAAAGAAGGCGACGAAGGGGGATTCTAATGAGTTGGGCCGAAGACGAAGGATTTGATGCTTTCGATTTTTATGACGGCGATGAATACGCTGACATGAATATCGAGTGCAAATTTTGCGGAGTCAGCGGCCTTTTTTGGGACGATATGGACGGACAGTGGCGTTTGTTCGAGACAAAAACGGGCGGACTCCATTGTTGCGTTCCACGCCCAAAAAACGATTTTGAGGTATGGAATGGAACTACTGTTTGACTATGAAACTAGAAGCCGGTGCAATTTGAAAACGGCGGGCGTCTATCGATACGCCACGGCCCCATCAACCGAAATTCTTTGCGTAGCTTGGAAATTGGGAAGCGAACCGATTCGATCGCATATTATGGGCAGTGCAAAATCATGCGAGTATTTGCGATTCCTTGGCGCACTTCAGCATCCGGACACTATGGCCCATGCGCACAATGCATTGTTTGAGCGTTTGATAACCGCGCATGTTTTGACTCGCATGGAGCCCCAAATAAGGCGAGTGCCAACGATTTCACAATATCGTTGTTCAATGCTTCGGGCCTATATGTGTGGGCTTCCGGGAAGCCTTGGGGAATGCGGTGCGGCGACTGGCGTTGCAATCCAAAAGGATCGCGAAGGCCAACGGCTCATGATGAAAATGTGCAAGCCCGATGCGGTGACGGGATTGTTTGAAGATTCGCCAGAAATGCGGATACGTTTGGCCCAATACTGCGAAACCGATGTCGCTGCCGAGGATGCCATTGAGGAAGTCTTGCCCGAAATCCCGGCGTCCGAAATCCCCCTCGTGGAATTGACTGAACGGATTAACGACTATGGCATGAAAATCGACATTGAGTCTGCTTTGTCTGCGCAAATCGTCATGGGGCAGTACGAAAAAGAGTTGGATGCGCGATGCCGAAAATTGACCGGCGGGGCGAGCGGTCGGCAAGTTGGGGCGATTCTGAAATCGCTATCTGATCGCGGTGTAGAATTGGAAAATTTGACCAAGAAACAAGTCGCCGACATTTTGAAAACGGATGACATGGACCCCGTGGCGCGGGAAATCTTGGAACTGCGCCAGGAATCCGCAAAAGCGTCAACCGCCAAAATTGGTCGGATGCTCCAAATGACAGATTCCAAGTCCCGCGTCCGGGGAAGTCTAGTCTATCACGGCTGTCATACCGGAAGATACTCCGCACGGGGAATTCAACCTCAAAATCTTCCGCGTCCGACAATCAAAAACGTTAACCCCATTTTTGAATGTTTGCCAATGCGGGATTTGGAATTGTTAAAAATCCTGTACTCCAGTCCTGCGGAGGCAATGTCTTCCGCCATTCGTGGACTCATTCATGCATCGCCGGGGAAATCATTTCTTCGCGCTGACTTTTCCGCAATCGAGGCCCGCGTCCTTGCATTCCTGGCCAAAGACAAAAATCTCATGGAATCCTATCGAAAAGGTGTTGATGTCTACAAAATCATGGCCGGAAAAATCTATAGCACCACTCCCGATCGCGTGACTGAAGAACAACGGCAATTGGGAAAGCAAGCCATTTTGGCGGCGGGATATGGTCTTGGTGCTAAGGGCTTCGTGATCGCGTGCGCGGGATATGGAATCGAAATTGATTTCGATCCGGCGCAACGTGTTATCGACATCTATCGCGATTCGCATCCCGACATTGTGTACTTGTGGAAACGCCTTGAGGGCTTGTGTTTAGAGGCCGTTGGAAAAACAGGAACCGCCTATCAAACGCATGGAATGTACGCCAAGGTCGAAGGAAATTTCTTGTTGCTCAAACTTATTTCGGGGCGAAAACTTTGGTTTTATAAACCCTACTTGAAAGAGAAAAAAGCGCCCTGGGGGGAAATGAAAACCGTCGTGCATTATACGGGAAGTTACATGGGGAAACCATCCTCGGAGCATTTATATGGGGGGTCCATAACTGCTATGGCAACACAGGCCACGGCCAGAGATATGATGACCCATGCAATGCTTAATCTTGACAAAGCGGGATTCCCCATCGTCTTGACCGTGCATGACGAAATCGTGGCTGAAGATCAAAAAGATCGGCTTGCGGAATTCGTGAATATCATGGAAACTCCACCTAAATGGGCAACGGGATTTCCGCTTAAAGTCGATGCTTGGTGTCGCCAACGATACGGAAAATGATTGCGTCCAGGCCAAAACATGAGCTAAACTTGAAGTAGACCCCCAACCTATTTTCTTTTTCCAACCAACCAAGGAGTGCTCGAATGATTACAGAACTGTTGAAAGTTGACCCTCAAATCGTCGGTGGATCGAAAATTCGCGTGGTAGATCACAATATCCGCAATTTTCGCTTGCATCAGACTTTGGAGCAAATGAGCCGTTTGATGTTGTTTTGCTTGGAATGCGATTCCAACAACACGTCGGCGCAAGTGCTTCCCTCTGACTCGCGCAAGATTCGTCAACAATGGGAGATTGTGAAATCGGAATTGCAGTTCTCTTTCGACCATAACGATTTCCCGCAAGCCGAGTACGAACAAACGTACACCATGTGTGTCATCGACCAAAAAGAAATCCAAAAAATCAGAAACGTGAAAATGAAGCGCGTCACGTCTGAAATTTGGAACACAGTCAATGTTATTTTGGGCTGCGATTCCGCGAATACCCAAGGTTTCATTTCGTCTGTGGACTATGACGCCATCGTTCAATCGATGTCGTTGGCCGAAGACACCATGATCCGTTGGATCGGCGCGGGCAGAGATGCTACCGATTGCGGCGTCGTGGCCCCTGCCTATGAAATCCTGGGCGAATTGCGCCCGGATGTTGATTCCGATTGGGCTCAAACTCTCGAACCTTCGAGCGGTCTGCCTTATCCGAATCTTCCCGATGCCCCGGACACTGAACCCACGGCTGACCCCGTTGGCCCGGTTCGCGTGGCAGCTAAGAAGTAAAGAATCCGTTTCGATGGAAAGTAGAGGGCCAATTGGCCCCCTATTTTTTTAACCATTCAAGCATGAATGGAGTGAGATCAAGTGGAAGATTGCGCGGCAGATCTTTTCCTCCCATCCATTTCATGTACTGAATCGCGGTTGTTCCGTTTGCGTCCTGCGGAATGTTTCCCGTGCGAATCATTTGCGCGACTGCCCCCATTCCGACTAGGTGAGCGGCAGCAACAAGGCCCGATGCCGTGAGCGGAATGCCCGCGATTTCAGCCCCCATTTTTGAAGCATATCGTCGATCGATAGTCCGCAAATGCTGGGCAACATGGACCGCAAACGTTGCATCTTGCAGCTTGGAATCGCGCAAAAACTTTTCGTCATAGAGGCCCCAACGCCAGCCGGTGATATCGATCAGGCCGAGGTCAGTCAAACGCATTTTTCCAAATTGATATCGCCCCAAAAACCCAAATTGATTGACCACGCCATAGCGTCCCGAGCTTTCATGAATAGCCAATAGCTCGCGAAATGCGATATAGTCTTTTAGGTCAATCATGCTTAAACTCTCATTGTTGGTTTTTCGGTTGGGAGTTATTCTTATTTCCAACTTAACAAAAGGAGGTTTGTTATGCGAGTGTTTTTGGCTTCACTAGCTCTAGCATGGGCAAGTGTGGCAAGTGCGGAAACTTATATCGGGGCGGACGGCCCCACTTTTCAAGTCGAAACGGGGGTTCGTTCTGCGCCTCACGCGATGGGACTGATTGTTCCCAAAGAATGGGGCTCCAAAATGCAACGCGCCGATTTGCTTCCACCGATGGAAGCCCTTCCGGCGAAATTTTCCTGGGCTGATAAATTGACCCCGATTCGCGATCAGGGTTCCTGCGGTTCGTGCTGGGCTTTTTCTGCGACTGCGACAATTTCCGACGTGCTCGCAATTCACGGCAAGGGCGCATTGGATTTGTCCGAGCAATACATGGTTTCCTGCGATAAGGAATCTAGTGGCTGCGGCGGCGGTTGGTTTGATAGCGCATTTGAATTGGTGCGCATGAATGGCGAGGTCATTGAATCTGCTTTTCCCTACACGGCGAGCAATCAACGATGCCCCGCATCATTGCCCCATACCTACAAGATTTTGTCCTGGCATTCGTTGTCCTCAGGTGTAGCTAGTGTCAATCAAATCAAAAACGCGATCTATACCTACGGGCCGATCAGCGTTGCCGTCGCCGTTGCGGGAAAATTCCAAAACTACAAGTCCGGCATATATAATGAATCCGCTTCCGGGTCAGTTAACCATGCTGTGAACCTTGTTGGCTGGGACGACACGACTTCTCCGCCTAGCTGGGTTATGCGCAATTCCTGGGGCCCAAGTTGGGGGGAAAAAGGTTATATGCGAATCGCCTATGGCTCGCGTAAAATCGGATACGCCGCTTCCTATGTTGACTTCGCGGGCCCGGTTCCCCATGTAAACCCTACTCCTGGTCCGAGCCCGACGCCTCCGACGCCGCCGAGTCCGGACCCTAATCCTTGCGAATGTACGTTTTGGGGCTGGCTTGCAACTGTTTTCAAAATTTAAAGGAAAATGAATCATGCTCAAGGAAACCACTGATCTAGTTATCTTGGTCGCTCGCCTCGCGAATGGTGTTTCAAAATCGCTTGAGGACGGCAAAATCTCAATGGGGGACGCTTTAAATTTCGTTCCGGCCCTTGTTGCCATCCCATCGGCTATCGCGAATTGCAGCGAGATTCCGACTGAATTGATGAACGCTACACCGGAAGACAAGGACGAATTGTTGGATTCATTCAAACGCGAGTTTTCGATTGACAATGCTTCAGCCGAAGCCATGATCGAAAAAGTGATTGAATTTATCGTCGCATTCTGGAAACTTCTCAAAACGCAGAAAATCGCCTAAAATAAAGCTAGGCGATTCTGTTCTCTCCTGACCCTCGCGCAAGCGGGGGTTTTTCATCCGCCATTTAACTTGTCCAGCCGAGATTCATGCCAGTCAAGGATTTGCTGGTAGTGAGCCATTTGACGAAAGAGCGATTTCATCGAAGCATCCATACCAGAAATTTGTTCACAAGCCACGCCTACTTTGCTTTTCATGGTGTCCAGAGATTGATTGATGTCCCGCAAATACGTCACCATAAATCCGCACGTTCCGATAAGTAACGCTAGGAATAGTTTTTCGATCAATGGTGCCAGTTTTGATGCCGCCACGGCGAGCCCCGCTTTCATATATGCCGCGCTTTCAGATTTGCCAATTGTAGTGACAATTCCCCATGCAATTCCTCAAGCCGCGACGTGCTTTTGGCAATCGTATAATATGCTACGGCATCGTCCAATTGCCTTTTCGCGGATTCAGAAAAAATCCGTGCGTCGGTGTTCGTCATGAATAAAGCGGAATTAGTTATGAGGTCTAGAATTTCCATAACGATTTTCCAAATCGTTGGCCCGTAGGTGATAAACAAGATTAGGACTCTAAACAGGATTGCCATTGGTTTTCCTCCGTTTCAAACGTTTGACTAAGTCCCATGCGAGCAATCCGGCGTTAACCGGATGCTTCACGATTAGAGCCACGATAAAACGAATCACGAATGCCATAGCCTTTCCCTCGCGTCAAATGTTTAGGGCCCCTGCGAAAAATGGATCGGCTGAAAAATAGACATAGGATTGAGCGTAGGGATTTACAGCGTTCAAGGCTCCTGCGGAAAAATTATCGCTGAAATCTGTCGTTACTTCGACGCTGGTTTCAAAAATGGTTTCAGTATTTTTGCACACTAGGGACTTGTAGCCGACGACCCGTTTATTGTTCGCTCGGCAGTTCTTATTGTGGTACCCCATAAAATTTGCTGTCGCGACATTGGCTTTTTTGTCGAGGACAACGTTGTCGACGACCCAATAAGATTCAGGGTGAGAAATTCCATCTTCAGATTCATACACCATTTGGAATGCCATTTATTTACCCTCCAATGCTGCGATTCGTTCGGCCAAGGATTCGATATCCGATTTGAGTTTTTTGTTTTCGGCGGATAAGTCCTGAACTGATTTTACAAGGATTGGAGTCAATCGACCATATTCTACTGACCACGGCTGTTTAAATTCATCATCGCCTCCGATGGATGCCGCTGCCGGGTAAATTTCATGTAGCTCCTGAGCAATGAAACCTTGCATTCTCTGCTTAGATTCATCTCGGATGTAGTTGAATTCTCGAACCCGTATTTTATTCAGGGTATCGAGTCCACAATATGAATCGGTGATATTCTCTTTAACGCGCCTATCGGACGATGTAGCGTAGCCAACGGTTGTCGCGCTATTTTGCTGAATGTAGCCGATTGCTGTTCCATCATTGCGCAAGAAATACAATGCCACCGATCCGGAAGTTGAGTTACTGCCAAATGTGATGATCGGCCCGTGAGATACGGCTGTTCCGGCAGAATTTTCAAACTTCGCGCAAAAATCATTTGACCTTGATACCGTTACATGGAACCCGTATTGGGGGTCGGTCGTGCCTATCCCAACATTGCCACTTCCCAGGTATAGTTTTCCCCAAGCGGTCCCGCCATTCCACGCACCATAAACAGCGGAATAGGTATTCCCCGAGGCCGAGCCGGTGCCCATATAAAGCGCGGTTCCCGTACTGCCATTGATGAAATCGCTATTTGATATATACAGTGCAGAGGCAGCCCCCGCGTCCGCCATGACATGGAGTTTGGTTACTGGCGCGGTCGTTCCAATCCCCACTTTTCCGCCTGACGTGATCCGCATTCTTTCAGCGCGAAAACCAGTTGCACCGGCTGTCTCAAAGGTCAAATAGGCGGGGTTTACTCCGGAGGACCAATTGCCGTCCGCAAACGCCTGGAACGCTACCGCATTTCCCATATTGTGCGACGAATCAATCGCCCCACCAAATTCCCAAGTCCCAATCCGCTTGCCCGTGGTCATTGCCGCGCCCGAATCGGCATAAGTGAGTAGTGAACCACCGCCATTTGTTGCTTGGGCTGCGGTGCAGATAAAAGTCGCAATTGCCGCTCCGCCCACTGTATTGGAAACGGTCAATGGGGCGGCGGGTGCGCTGGTTCCTACACCTAGACGTTTATTAGCATTGTCCCAAAAAAGTTCTGCAACGCCTCCGAGTGTCGTGGTGCTGGTTGCGTATTGAACCATTCCAGTTGAGCCGCCGATTGTTGGGGTCACGCCAGTTGGCCCCGTTGGCCCCGTCGGCCCAGTCGATCCGGTCGGACCCGCAACGGTGGACGTCGCGCCAGTTGGGCCAGTTGGTCCCGTTGGCCCCGCAACGGTGGACGTCGCGCCAGTTGGGCCAGTTGGACCCGTTGGCCCCGCAACGGTGGATGTTGCCCCCGTCGCGCCAGTTGGACCAGTTGGACCCGTTGGTCCAGTCGGTCCGGTTGGCCCGATTTGACCTTGAATATTCAGCGGAGTGAATATTTCCGATGCGTGTGCTGTCCCGTCATAAACGTGATGGACTGTCCTATCCTCTACTGAAGTTGTTCGCGCATAAACCCGGACTATCAGGCGATCGGTTGACAGCAATGGAATGTCTGTAGTTTGAGTGAATCGTGCGACATGCAATGATACCGTCGTATCGTTAATTTCTTCACTAACGACACCAATTCCCGGGTTCAAAATTTCCGTGATTGTCGTGTCCAGCGCATATTTATAAACTCGGAAAACAAGTTTTGTTACTCCCACCTGTAAATCAATGTAGCTCCAGCTATCAAATTCCCATGTTCCAGCTTTGATATTTGTCACGCCGGGATATCCGCTGGGTGTGATATACGGTTCCCCAATAAGAACGTCGCCCAACCCACTATTGACGACGGCGGTTTCGTCTGACTCTGCCGAAGCTGCGGGAATATCCCTAAGCGATTCATATCCTGCTGGGGACACGGCGGATTGATGCCAAAACCAGAGAGTTTGCCCCGATGATTCGCCTTGCGGTCCAGTCGCTCCCGTTGGCCCTGTCGGCCCAGGAATGATAGAATCTGCACCCGTCGATCCGGTCGATCCCGTTGGCCCCGTCGGTCCAGTCGCGCCTGTCGATCCGGTTGATCCCGTTGGCCCCATCGGTCCAGGAACCATGGAATCTGCGCCCGTCGATCCCGTTGGCCCAGTCGGTCCAGTCGGTCCAGTCGGTCCAGGAACGATAGAATCCGCTCCAGTTGACCCCGTTGATCCCGTGGGCCCTGTCGGTCCAGGAATCATGGAATCTGCTCCCGTTGGCCCGGTTTGCCCTGTGGGTCCAGGCACTACAGAATCCGCCCCCGTCGATCCTGTCGGACCACGCGGGCCATCGAGTCCTTGCAATCCGGTTGGTCCGGTCGGTCCTGCAATTGTGGAGGTCGCGCCCGTGTTTCCTGTGGGTCCAATCGGTCCCGTGTTTCCTGTGGGTCCAATCGGTCCCGTAGGCCCAGGAACAATAGACGCCGCACCTGTTGCCCCGGTAGGCCCAGGAACAATAGACGCTGCGCCTGTTGGTCCGGTAGGTCCGGGAACAGTAGATGTCGCGCCCGTTGGTCCGGTAGGCCCACGATCCCCAGTATTCCCCTTATCCCCTGGCAATCCCGTTGGCCCCGTGGCTCCAATTCCCGTGGGCCCAATCGATCCGGTCGGGCCTATCGGCCCCGTTGGCCCGGGAATGGTGGAAGCTGCGCCCGTCGCGCCCGTTGGCCCGGTGCCGCCATCTTGACCGTCTGCCCCCGTGGGGCCAATTGGTCCCGTTGGTCCGGGAACAGTGGAGTCCGCGCCCGTCGCTCCCGTTGGCCCGGTGCCGCCATTTTGGCCGTCTGTTCCTGTGGGCCCTGTCGGTCCGGTTTCGCCCTGCAATCCATTATGTACTTCGATTATTGACTCTGTTTGGACGAGCGAAATTATTGGCTGAACAACCTCCAATTCCACGGTGCTAGACGCGCACATTTCAATTTCAGTGGAATCGGATAGGACATCGATTTCCGTTTTCAATATCGGAATCTCTGTCGATTTTGAATTCAAATCGATATCGATCGAATCCAAGGGCAATAGAATCTCGATTGTCATCGTGTCACCCGTGCGGAAACCTCAAATTTGCCTTCCAGTTCTCTCGTCACTTCGCCCGTGGAAGTATTGGTGATGATCCAATCATAAACGTACATTCCAGGCAGCAAGGCCCCGGTTTCAGTAGCGGTCAAAGTCGCAGTTAACTTCCCCTCCAATGCCGTTATCGTGACCGCTGGGGCAGCTATAATCGAAGTGGATGCGGCAGTTAGTCGAACCTGCATTGTGGAGGTATACCCGGTCAAAATCTTTACGGCTCCAGTACACGGGGATTTTAATACGATTGATTTTTCAAACGTGGCTCCCTGTTCACAGGCGGCCCGATATCGATCGCAGTTTATGAAATCAAATTTTGCGCTCATTTGTCCTCCGAAGACATCAAAGCCTTGACGTTTGTTTCCGCGTTGACCAGGAATTCTTTGATTGTAGCACCTAAGCGTTCGGTCACGCTAGGTTCCTCGAAATTTATCGCGGGAAGTTGCTCCCCGTGATGCCCCATCGCGCGAAGCGAGTTATGCGATTCGGGCATATTCATGGCTTGGCGTGTCAAACTCTCTGTGAAGTATTTGAACTCCTGTTCCTCAAATTCCCGCCTAGTCAGATTCGGCAATTTCGACATGACCGCTCGCAAGTATTCAACCTCATAAAGTGCGTCTTTGAGCAATTTCTTGGTGAGCAATTGCGAGGACAGTTTTCGTTTCTTGTCCAATTCAAATCGGCGAAGCTGGAATTTGTCGCGGGTGTATTCCATCTTCGATTCGATTTCGTCGAGGTCGATTTTCGTTTCTTCCATCTTGTGCTCCAATTCCCGAAGGGCTTGGAGTTTGGTCGAAAGCTTCAAAGTCACAGAGCGAAGGGCACGCGCGTCGGTGTAGGACATGTTGATAATGAATGCCTCGTCTTGAAACAAAGAATTCTCGAACGGAATGTCCATACACTTTGAGTACAATTCGATTTCCAGGTCGTTCAAATAGCTCATAATGTCCCCGATTGAAACGATGCCGCCGAAGTACCGGCATAGGGCCCGTAGGTCAGAGTTGCAGCTATGGCCGCATTTGTCTCCGTGGCATAAATAAATTCATAAATTGCTGTGACCGTCCCCGTTCCTATGTTTTCCAAAAACGCTGAAATGCCAGTTTTAACCGCAGTAACCGAATTAACCGCAGCCGCGAGGGATGACCCCGCACCGGCAAAAGTTTCAGTCGCCCAAGGGAAACGCTGAATCGTATTCACGTTAGCAGAAGTGAATCCCCCAAATGTGTATGCGTTTGTCAAGTTAGCCGCAACACCAACACGATTAGTCGCGGTCCCCAATGCGTGTGCTGAACTGACATGACTGTCGTTGGAAAACAAAATCCCGTCAACCAATGCCGATACCGATCCGGTATCCCCGCCAAACATATACCCCCGCGTTGCGTTGGCTCCCCCACTCTGCGGCCCCATTCGTGCCGTAGTTAACAGATTTCCGGCATTGAACGCGGCTTCATTGCTGAACGCTATGCCGTCGATCACGCTTTGATATGCGCCCTCCGCGTTGTTATACCCGCCCATGCAATAGCCTTTTATACCACTACTTACAGGGGCCGTATCTCGGCGGGCTTTCGACAATACGGCCACGATATTCGATGCGGTTTCGTTCAAAAATAAAAGGCCATTTATCGTCGTAAAAATGGTGTAAGAACCGGCTTGGCCCCCCGCCACATATCCCTTTATCAATGAGCTGAATCCCGTTCGGCCAAAACTTCCGGCATTCGTCGCCGATGCCGAAGTGACTCCTATCGTTTTTGATTCGAATTGCAAATACTGATATTTTTCCCCATTGGTGTATTGCTGGCCGAGGATATAGCCTTTCCCCAAATAAGACGCTCTCATGCAAAATGGAAACGTTGCCATTAGGCTACCCCGTGAATCGCCGTTACATAAACATATCCGCCCACGCGCATAAGCGTAAAAACTGAAATTTCGTTGGACATGGTGTTCGAATACGTTGACCCTTTTCGCACGGTCAGCGCACTGTATTCAGGGGTTTCGCAAACAAATGTCACAGTGTTTCCCGTTGCTCCATTGACCACAATATTGACCACTCCGCCGTCAGCCATATTGGTCATTGTGAATGTTTTGTTTCCCCCTGCGCCAGCGTCGGCTTCAAAAGTCGCAGATAGCGTGCAGTCGCAAGTATCCGTTGGCCCAGTGACAGCATAAATTCCATTTAGGACAATAGGCTTCCAACTTTGCGCGTCATAAATGACATTGCCGGTGTTGTCGTCGGTTCGAGAGGAATAAATATTGCCCGAGGTGTCTCGTACCATTGATCCAATGTAGTACACCGCGTCCGTATTCCATTCGGGGATTCCGGTTTGCAGCAAATACCCGATCTGATAACTCAACGCGTAAAACAGCGCATTCATATCCTGGAGGCAAGGCGCGTCGTTGTTCACGACTGCCGAGGCCCAGCCTTCCAAATATGCCGTTGTTTGAATGGCATCGAGGTCCAACGAATATGTTGCGCTTCCTGCTTTGAGCGAGCCAAAGACCGCGATGTTGTCCGGAGCGGTCAGAGATCCGCCAAAAATGAGTGCATTTTTTCTTGCGATCTTAGCCATATTTTTCCCCTAGAAGGTTGTTGGGATCGAGGTTCCCGATTTCTGTTCCATTTCTTTTTTCATTGCTTCGGCCCAGTCGCGCCCCAAGAATGCCTCGCAATTAGACCAATGCTTAATTTCGCGAGCCGATCCATTTTCGAAAAACAAAACCATTTTGTTTTGCTCCATTTCATGCCTGTGACCGACAACTATTCTGCAATGCTTGAATAAAAATCGCTTCCATTTGAATTTATATCTCATTCATCGAGCCCTCATTAAATGGACTGCGGTTATGTATTTGGGGCGAATGTCTTGCGTCGAAGATAGTTTTGAATCCGAAGTTACATTGACCCCCAAGGAAATTGGTCCGGTCACGCCCACAAGGCCCGCCGTTGTCGCCCAAGCTCCCGCAGACAAAGACGTTGATGTCCCGAAATAACTTAACAAGTAGTCAACCCCCGATCCGACAGAGGGCCCCGAATAGTCGCAATGGAGCGCGTATTCCGATCCAAATTCATTGACTATTTTTACCTTTGCCCCGCCCGCGCTTGTCAAATTGTGCGTGTGCGCTCCCAATGCCGTTACATGTGCGTGGTTCAAATCCCTTGTATTCCCCGTCACACTTGCAACACCGGATGTTATATTTCCCATCAAGAAAACATCATTGTTGATGTTTGGGACTTCGGCCCCATTCATCGGCGACGTTGCATCCGCAATTGTTTGGCCGTTGCACTTCACGAATCCCTCGTCATCGGGGACTGTCGTCGCGGTGCATTCATAGGCTCCTGATAAATTCGGGAACGTCGCAATGACCCCGCCTAATGGAATACTTGGCCCGTGTGGTTTCCATTTCGCCAAAGTGCCAACCACAATTCCCGTGCTATCGCTCAATGCAATGAATTGCCTCCCGCTGTTATCGGGGGCAAGGACCGTGGACCCAGCGAAATAGGGTGTCGCGGAATCCCATTCCGCAATCCCTTGTTGCATGAGATATGCAAGTTGGAGGGAATGAAGATAATGCAACGCGTTCAAATCCTGCAACGCCGGAGATTTGTTCGCGGTCAACGCCGCAGCCCAGCCATTCAAATACTCAGTTGTTTGTATTTCATCCGGGTCCAATGAAAACGCGGGGACGCCTACTCGAAGCGATCCAAATTTTGCAATGTTACTTGCCGCACTGAGCGATCCGCCGAAAACTAGTTGAGTTTTTCTCGCGATTCTTGCCATCGTCAAACCCCTATAGTGCATCCGTTGATTTCAGGAAATATTTCCCATTGTCAGAAAAATCGACGTAGTTATTGAACCCCGTCGTGTTTGCGTTTGGTTCGGTGTAGCTTTGAAACCCAAAAACGTTCAAAGGGTCCGGGACAGAAAAAATCCCGCTCAAACCAACCCCAATTGGCTTGGGCAATAAGTCTTGACTGGCCGCAATCGCCGCTAATCGACTTTCCGCCGCGTTGATGTAGTAGCCGAGGGTCATATCCTTTCCGTCGAACACGATAGCATTTGGACCCAAGAATTCCCAAAGAATCGCCGAAATCGAGTACAGCGTATTATCCGAGAAATTCAACGCCCGCTTCAGTTTCAGCATGAAACGGAATTCTTCATCCTCTAAATCGTAAATCGCGGCATGATTGAATTCATATCGCCATGTAACCGAAGCTGGATTTATCGTACTGTCGGTGTAGTCGGTCAGTCCATAAATTGCACTTCCGGGGGCATCATAATCATCAACTTGCCAATAATTGCGAACAACGGTCCCGTAAATCGTGCGCTGAAAACCGATGTACTCCCCAATCACGTCGAGTTGGGCACCGATTGCGGTATCGATGTCGAAAGCATCACGCACGTCATGAATCAGCAAATCTGCAATCGGCCCTTTAACCCAAGCGCCGATTGTTTCTCGTGCCCGATAATAACTGACCCATTGCGATAGCAATGTATTTTTGTAGTAGGCAACGATTTCTGTGGTATCTGCCATTATGTCACCGTTATTCGTGTTGCGTCCAATGACCACTGCCCTTGAATGTTTTGCGGAGCGCGATAAATTTCAAAATCACCAAGGACCAATGAATATGCATCCCAATACGTTCCGTTAGTGGGGTCATTTCCGAGGGACATCAACTTGCATTTATAGACCGCGTTTCCGGCACCATAGGAAACCAAATCAGAAATGTTGTATGTCTTCCCTGAATCGTATGGATAAGGCCCCGCAACGCCTCCCGCTGTCACTACACAAAGCGGATCAAGAGATTTCACTAGCGCGGTGATAGCCGTAAAATCCGCACTTTGATAGATATTGTAACTTAGCAATGCCAGCAATTGAGCCGCGATGTAGGTTGTATCCGGCGTGTGCGCGGGATCAATCGAACCTGTGACTAATTTGATATATAGCTTATTTTCCACCGGACGATCGAAAAAGACTCGGAATGTCGTTCCATTGATTTGCAAAATGTCAACGTAGGATGATCCCTTGATTCCGCATCCTGCATTTCTTTTTCGATAGATCGCGTCCGCGATATCGGTATCAGCCCCACCCGCCACGATTGCCCACATTGAATGCCCAGGAATTCCATTCACGTCAACAACCGAAGTGATGTTTTCATACACAATGGCATCAGTTACGCCGAGGATGGATTTCAATTGCCCGGTGAGCCCATCCAAAAACCCCACTGAGGGGTTCGAAACAGAAGCCTCGCGGCGTGAGCGAAGTTGGACGTCCGTTTCCTCATCCTTGCCATCTTGCGAGTTTGGCGAGGGATTATTGACAGCCAGAACTCCCAGGGTCAAAGTGCTGACGACGGTTATGGTGTTCAACGTGGTCAAGATTGCCCCGGCGACTGCCGATTGGAAAGACAAGATATTGGCCCCCGCCGTTGTCGTGGTCGTCGTGAGCAATTGGAAGTTGTTTCCCGAAAGGTCCGAAACCGTGAATGGGGAATCAGGGGAAGTGTCTAAACCAGCCAGTGTCAACACGCGATCCGTTGTCACAGTGATGGGGACGATTGTAAACGTCGCTCCCTGGCGAATGATTCCATTGTATGCTACACGCTGATCTAACACGCGCCCGACTGCTTTCCCTGGCGACATGCTATTGAACACCTGAACGACAGTATCGAGCATGTCGGCTTTTGCCTGAGAGTAAATTCCGATCAATTGGCCATCCGGGGAATTGGCCGAAATATTGATATCAAACCCATAAATTGTTTGAAGCGCCAACGTCATTTCCGCCGTTATTTCGGCAAGGTCTTGAACGTGAATCCCGGTTAGGTCGATATAATTCGCTTGTGTCATATTGTCACCGTCCCCGACGCGCCTGTAGTGAAAATGGTGTCAACCCAAAATCTTATTGTTAATGCCCGTGAAGCGTCTAACGAATATCGTACATCGGTGACTTGAACGACGCCATAGCAATCATTGATTTCCCTTTTGATCGCAAGGACAACGAGGTCTTGATTTTTCTGCCCCAAAATACTGAACCAAGGGACACCCATTTCAGAGTCGAAAAAGCATTCGCTGTAAAATGTCTTGAGCCTTGTTTCGATATTTTTCATGATTGCCAAATTATCGGTCAAATAGGACTGCTTTCCTTTACCGAAGGCCCAATCTTCCGTCGTGGTTTCGCCTCGAAATATCATGGTTACTCCATCAATGCCGCAAGCGCGGTTTTCGCCACGCCGACAACGCTAGTTGGTCCAGTACAGAATGAAGGGTTCACAACAATGGACGCTGCCGGTGCGCCCGTTACCGTCGTAACCGTTTCCATTTGAGTCAGAAAATTGTTCAAAATCGTGAACAGATTTTGCGCGGTGTTCTTGATTGTAACCTTGCCCGTCGTGGCATCCATTTCCGTTGCCACTCCGGACATGAGGACTTTTTTTGCCCCGCCATGAATTTCGACTAATGCATTATCTACCGCCAGCGGGGATGATCGGGGACGAACCCCCACTAGCACCATGCCATCGCTCAAGGAATGCGAGCGAAGCGAAGCGGGGGTTGTCACGCTGCCATCAAACCACCAATTGTCAATGTCCCGATCATTGAAAAGAACGATGCAGGGATCGCCCGACGCAATAGGAAGTGATATCCATGACCCGCCCCCATGAAGCGTGAACACCGGGCAATCAGTCAGCAAGGGAAATTCCCTTGGGGCTGTTTCATCGGCGTACTGGCGCAATTGCGCGATTGACACCGAAGCCGTGTTTAGTGCGGAGTTAAAGGATTCGATCCGCCCGATCAAAACACAATTTATAGACTTGGCAATATCTAATCGCTGCCGGTCCAAGACATCGCGAAGTCTGGGTTGCGCTAAGGGATAAAACGAATCTGTCATCACCAAACTACCTTGAAAGCGTTGCCCGCTAACAGTGAAATGGTTGTCATGCATTCGCCCGATACAGCATCGCTTATGACGCCTCGATGCGTTACTCCAGTCACCTTGAATACGCCATTGAATACCGTTTCCGTTTGCGCGGTGAGTTGAATTTGTTGGCCGACGTGAATTCGCGGCTCGAAAATCAAATCCAGTTCCACGAATTTATCTGCGCGGCGAGGCGTTCCGATCAACCCGCTATCAGCGGTTATGATATTGTAGTCGCCGGGAATAACCTCGTCATCTTTCAGAATGAATGCCTGTTTGTTGTCGATATAGAATTTGTTGTTCGTCAATTCCTTGAGGATTTCAGCCACGGTTCCGAAAAGAACCAAGCCCCGTTTCGTGGTGGACACCTGCCCCACCAGTGACGAAATCACTTTCTTTTCCACGCGCGGATAAGCATTGACCAGCGTTTGGATCAGTTGGTTTTTGGTGACGCCCGCTTTCATCGGTGCGGCGATTTTGGACGCTGCCATGTCCAACCCGCCGTCAAAGCATTCTAGGCGTGTATGGTATTCAGTTCGTTCTCTAGCCGAATACGCTGCACGAATATCGCCATTAAAAATTCGAGGCATCATTTTTGTGCCGCCCGGATTGAGGTATCCCGCGCTAAATTGAATTGCTCGAAATCCGATATTGGCACGCTTTTCCCAGGACTCAAGATCAAATTTATCCTTGAACAATCGCTTTCGACTATCAGAATTCAAATTGTAAATTGTGAATTCGCCCGTGTTGGCCGACGCGAGATTATTGCGCACAATTTCAAATTCAATCGTGAGCGGAGGACGAATATTTATGACCTTCCCATCATTTGTTTCGATGTCCAGTTCATATATTCGCTGGAATTTGTTCATATTAGCCATGGAAATATGCCTCAAGATCCAACACTTCAGCCTGGGTCAAAATATAAAGTGACGCCTCGCCCGTCGTGAAAGCGTCAAGAGTGAGGGGGTCCATTCCACTTTTCGTAAGCACTCCGATTCCGAAAGGGATGATTCCTTGGTATTGTCGAAGGACGTTTTGGCTAGTAATTAATTGCTCTTTTCCTGTTTCAAACGTGTCCCAGGTTAGCGAAAAAAACCAACAATTTAGTGTTGGTTTAAACTCCAAAATCATTTCGGCCCGAATGTCCGATCCATCGATAGGCAAGAAAAAATGCTGCCGGTATGCTGAAGAAATTTCTGTCACTTTAATCATTGTCTATTTCCCAAATAAAGCGGATGCGCCTTTAAACGCTGCGCTGTTATCCGGTTCTCCCTTAGCAACGCCCATTTCTTGAATCGGTCCCCCTGACATTGCTCTTCCTGACAAGGTTCCCGTGCCTGCCAAAATGCTTATGAACCGAATCTGTTTCAGCGTAACCTCAATTGTCGTGAAATCTTTCGTGGTTTCATCCTGGCTGAATACAACATTTTCGATCGCCATATTGTCCAGAGTGACCCAAGGTGTTTCAACTGTCAGCAATTGAGATTCAGTTTTTCCGTTTGTGTCGATTGTCTGTACAGTGGAGCGAGCGGAAAAGAATTTCATCAATTCTCCATACGCCAATTGCTGTTTGTTGAGATATTCCCCACCAAAAATTGATGCTTTGGTTTGGTTATATCTATTGACCGCAGAGGATAGGGCCCCTTTGAGCCTATTGTATTGAGAGAGATATTCCTTTGTGGTCGCAGCCCCGGCGGGCGATAGAACCCCAAGCGGCCCCAGGCGGTCCAAAACTTCGTTGATGTAGCTTTCGATTTCCGACTGGGAATAAACCAATTCCCCAATTTCTCCCGTTAGCCGAATCCTGATAGGGTCAATTGCAATGTGATCCTGCGCGGCATAGTTGGTTTCAACATAGTGATCCGTGATTGTCGCAGAGAGCGTTAGCTCCTCGCCCTTGGGTATTGAGAACAAAAAATTGTTGATGCCTTTGACATTCTTTTTCGACATCCCCAATAATGCAGTAGTTGAGCTAATCAACCCGAGGGCCGAACTGCCCGCCGCAAGTCCATTGGTCCCAGCGGAAATGGTCGACAACAAACTCATTGACTTTCCTCTCTATCAACCTTCGGGCGCAGAGCCCTGGAACGTTGTTTGATTAAACTCCCGTTTCAGAATATCAACTGCTTTTTGAGGTTCCTTTACTCCATTTATGATAACAGTTTTGTTGACCGTCGGGCCGGGGTTCTTTTCGTCATAGCCTCGCGTTATCATTTTTCCATTGCTCATAGCTGCCATTTGAGCGTCCTGATAGCTGTTAAACATGCCCGTGTTGTTCGCTAGCCCTTCCATCATTGACTCGCCTAAATCGGCGATTTCCTTTGCCCCCGAAAGACGTGCGATAAAATTGAACGCGGCAGTCAAACCTGAAACAATGGACGCTACAAGAATCACGATATCTTGTAGCGGTCGTTTCCAATCAGTGAAATACCCAATAATCGCCCCCATCATAGAGTTTCCGCCGCGCCAAAACGTGGCAAAATCCTCAAGCGCAAGTAGGATTGCAGTTATGGAAGTGGAGATAGGAAAGAACGCAGCCGCCAGGACAACCCCCAATGCCACAATAACAATCTTAAACGAGCCGATACTTGGAATCAGCCCATTGATGAATTGCGCGACGGTTCGAAAGGCTTTTTGAAATCGATCGCCCAACCATAAAACCTCGCGAGCGATGGGGGACAAAAGAGCCCCCAGTTTTTGAGCCGCCCGTTTGATATTGTCCCAAACCCGATTGAAATAAATATTGAATTCCTTCATTCGTCCCAATTCGGCGTCGGTCATAATGAGGGACTTATCCGATTCAGGAATGGAGTTTGCTTCGCGAAGGGCCGATATAAATTGGGGCGACAACCCCATTTTTGTCCCCATCAATGTTCCGACTTCGGGAGCAAAGGCCGCTAATCGACGTTTTAATTGGTCCAAAACAACAAGGGGGTCGCGGTTCACACCAACGCCGAGAAACGCAAAGGGGGATACATCCCCGGCTCCCATTTTGATTTCGGTGATTGCTTGTTGCAGCCCCGAAATCGACGACGCGGTTTCATCCGCTGAAATCCCAGACAGCGCCATTTGTTGCTGCCATTTTTGGAGTTTTTGTGCAGAGATTCCGGTGTTCATTTCAAACTGGCGCAATCCGAGGGCGACCTTGGAAGCGTATATCGACATCGCAGTCAAGGCCGTTGTCACACCTAGGACTTGAATTCGATATCGTGAAAGGTCTGTGGTTATCTTTTTGATGGACTGGGACAGGCTTTTTTTCGCGACGTTCAACTTGGTCGTTTTGACCGCTGCGCCTGTCGCTGCTTTTTCAGCGGTCTTGGCCGTGTTCTCAAACGCTTTCAAAGCGCCGAGGTTTTCGCTTTCGATCCCCAGTTTCAGAATGAGTTTGCCAATGACCATTTTATTCTTCCTCTGCCATTAACTGGGAATAATACTCAAACTTGACACGATAAGCGTGGTATTCATAGGCATCCATGATGTAGTCCACGCGCTCATCCATGAGCACTTGGGGACTTCCATATCCCGCATGGGCTAACTCCATTATCATGAAACGCCAAGGCTCCATGCTAATAGTGACCTTCGGATGCCGAGCCTTCGAATCGGTTAGTTCTTGGTCAAATACGAAACGAGGCTTCCGAAAAAAGGATGAACGTTTTCCTTGAGCGCATAAAACGCGCAAAAAAGAAAATCGCCCCGTGCTTCAACCGGCTCAAAAGTTTTGTCGTCAATTTTTGCCAAGTTGTATGTGCAACGGTTAAAGCACAATTTCACAGCATTTAGGACCGTGGGCGATCCCAAAACTGCACAAATGGGGCCCTTAATCGCGACGATATCAGTCGCCATCAATTCATCAAGGTTCAGTCCCCTGAGATCGATATTCAACTTTTCGACTTCGCGCAATAGTGTCTGCGCCACGTCCCATGCTTGCGCGTAGGGAAGCGGCGTTACATCGATATAGGCCCCACTTGGCAATTCTGTTCGCATTAGCTCAATGTCCTTGTCGCGAAAGCAAATTGAAGGGTGTACACCGAAATCGCTTGCTCAACGTCGCCTTCAACGTTGGATATGAATTCGACGTTCTTTGTGAACACGCCGCCCGACAGGGAAAACGTGTCGCTGGAAATCCCGCCCGCACCGTCGCCGATTTTCTTGACCAACGTTCCGTTGATAAGAACGAATCCAATCGGGTCCGCTTTATATGCGGCGAGTTGAGATTGAAGTGCTCCATCATCGGACGAGCCGCGCAAAACTTTCACTTCCAAGTTTGCTTGGTTGCCGGATTGATTCGACGCGAAAATCGCGTTCCCGTTCTTTCCGGTTTTGACGGTCGCGATGTCAGTCGCGAACGTGAGTTTGGCAATTTCGCCATGACCGAAGTCCGCAAGGACTCGGTTCGCGGCAGCGGCGTTGACACTCAACGAGATTGTGTCAGCGCCAACCAATCTGAAAACTTTCGAGTCAGCCATTTTGATCCCCTATTGATTAACGTTGACAATCACACTTGTGGAATGGATTGCGCCAGAAAACTTAATCGCAATTTGCGTGAGAGGCGATTTTCGCAACACGCGATCCGCTGGGTCTTGCTGGTTGACCGGCTGCGAATAGATATAGTAACCAACATCGGAAACGTTTCTTAGGAAGGCTTCCAAGACGCCGAATGTGTCTGGACTTGTCCAGGAACCTGGAGCCACGAAACGATTCGTTGCCGCTTGCTCACATACTTTCCGGTATGCGCTTTTTAGATAATCCATGCCCGTTTCGGTTTGGGGAATCTTGGTGGACGTTGTCGCCAGCGCGTTGAATCCAGCGATTTCGAGAGCGCCGAGGAACCATGCGAGGTTATAAACGTCATCGTAAAACCCATTCGCACCGTAGGTCATGAGCGTTGCGCGGCTTGCGATATCGACATAGGCGTCCGCGCCCACGGCGGCGCAAAGAGCAAGCAATGACGAGGTCATTCCGGGGTCTGCAACAAGGTTCGTGATTTGTTTGAGGTGCATGGTTTGCGTGGTGTTGTTCCCCGCGAAATCGGTGGACATTGCACGCCCAGCATATCCCCAACGTTGCGTGTCGAGAGAAGCCGCGACAGAATAGAACATGCAGCGAGTGTATTCTTGGTTGGCCCCTTGGATTGTGAAAATCAGGCCCGGGGTAACGAGGTCGGCGGGGTCCGAGGAATTCACAAAAAACAGTTTCCGCAACGCTTGGGCAACTGTCGAAGCTGCTGTGATTTCCACATCGGACGCAGCATAGGCGTAGCTGAAGCCGCCGAAGTAAACGAGGGGCTGAACGCGAGCGAGGGCGGTGGCGAGGGTTTCTTCCGTTTCCACCGCTGCCAGTTTCGCACTTTCCGAGTGCGTGAACACGAACGAGGAATTCAAAATCAAGGTGTCAGTTCCAGTGGCCACGACACCTGTCGTTCCGGCATTGATAAGGTCTTTGAGGCCCGTGACAACTTCTGCCACCGTAGGGGTCGCGTCCGAGGTAAACTCGAAAGCAGTTCCGTTGATTGTTTGGGTGTAAACGGTGATTTCTTGCGCGGCGACATCCGGCGTGATCACGACTGAGGTCAGCAATGGGGCTACGAGGAAAACACCGCCGCCCGTCTTGATATTTGGAGATTGGCTGAACACATCGATCGCAGCTAAGTAGGCTTTGGACGTGGTTCCCCAATCTGTCCCGACATCGGTCGAATTGGTATAAACCTTGTATTTGGTCGCGCTCATGTCCACAATCGGAGTGTCTTTGGTTAGACACATAAGATTGTTGATCGAGTACGGGGCCAACCCCGCTGCGGGAGCACTGACTGAAATGGAAACAACGTTCGAAATGTCGATCATAATGCTTGTCCTTCTTCAGTGAAAGTTTCCAGCGAAATCGTGTCATAGTAATCGATTGGCCCTGTATTATCATAGGCCCTAAGTACAATGGTTGTCACGGTAAAACGATGCACCATGGATGAACCGTCAATCTCAGACGTGTTGACAACGGACAATGGAACCGATGCCAATTTGAATCCGTATTCCTCCTGCATTTGTTGAGCGTATGTTGAATTCAATGCCCCCAACAATTCGCCGAGTCGGGCTGGCACCGACAAATCATAGGACAGCAAATCAATCGAAATGGTTTCTCGCATTTGCGTTGAGCGCAATTCATCGGCGGTGCCCATATTTCGGATATTCACGCCATAGGGCTTGCTGTCCACAATGCCGACCATGACGAAAAGCCCCTTGGTGCTAGGTATCAACTGGCGCTGGTTGTAAATCCAAATTTGGCTGTCATCGAGCGCCATGACCTGTTTTATGATCTTGCCAATTAATTGCACTGTTAACATTGGAACCCCTGACAAATGTCAAATTCCCGGTATCCATACTCCGCGAAATCCCGGCGTTCCATGACGCGATAACGGGTTTCGCCCTCGCCAAAAATGATTTCGTCCCCAACCTCCAAATCGAGACTTGGGGACGCGAAAATGGTTTCCCACTTCCATGCCCTTTCCCCGATCGGTCGCATGTATAGGGCTTGCGCTTTGAAGGGAATACGGGCCCCGCGCACTTGCTTTGGAATGAATGATTCAGTGACAATCAAGTCTTCGAGCGTTTTGCACACCAAGACGAATTTCAGTTCTTGCGCCCAGGCGGAAATCGCACTGAAAACGTTTGGGAGTTGGGGCTTAATCACTTGACACCACCTGACTTTCAATCGACCGTTCTAATTGACCGCTCTTATAAAGGGGTTCATCGTGCCCCTTATCCATTTTCGTGAATGATGACAATGGACGCCAAGAACCCCAACCTCGGCTAGTAAAGCATTCCTTGATGAACTGGACCCAAATCTCGCCCATTCGTTTGAGCGAATTGCGCCAATTCCCCTCAACAATATCAAAAAGAATCGAGTCGGATGCGCCATTCAGTTGGGCCATGAAAGCATCGGCCCTGTAGGAAGCGGTCTTTCGCAGGAAAGATCGTGCGGGAATGAAAATGTATTTCGTCGTTGCTTTGAGTTGAATGTGATGAACGTTGAAAAACCAGCCGCGCATTCGCTCTGTGACGGGTACCTTTGCTCCGAATTCCTGATACCCCCCAATTGCGGCGGGCCCATTTTTTCCGCCCGCACTGTTCAGAATTCCAATTTCAACTTTGGATTTGTCCTTAAAGGTCGCTCGAATATTGTCGAGGATCTTCTGGTCAATTTCAAAGACGACTTTGGATTCATTCATGGGGTTGTCGCCCCCTGGTAAACCTTCACGCCGCCGATCAGCAAAGGCTTGATGATCGCGATATACTTGAGCCCATACCGCGTCGTGGCATAAGCTGAAAGGACTGGGTCATGTTGAAGCCAAAGGGGGACATTGTAGGTTTCAGAAACGGAACCTACGGTGCGCGAAACGACGGGAAAGATGCCAGTGCTCGCAGCGCCTTGGCTAGCCGATTGCAAATCCCATGCGAGATAATGGGCTGCCAACAAAAGGAAAGAGACTTTCCTTGTCGTGTCATCATCAAACAGTCCGTCATTGAAATTGGCCAAAGCCTCATTGAATGCCTTCGTCAAATCTGCGTCGGTGACATAGTCGTTCGGACATCCGTTGGGATTGTTACTAGCATATTTGAAGTCCCGAACAAAGTGGTCTTTGAAGTCCTGAATGGTGATATCGGTGGAAAGTAGCATGATTCCCCTCAAAAAAATGGGGGCGCGGCCCCCCCCCCACTCTCAACCGCGCATTTGGGACTGGCGGCTCACAGAATCCGAATCGTCCCTGGCTCGCTCTTTACCAGCCATTGGGCCGTTTCGAGATTCACTTCCAAAATTTGGTTGTATTTCAATTCGCGTGAATCCGGCAGCATGATTGTCCCCGAACGAAGCGAAAAAACCTTCACGAGTTTTTGTTCGACCACGGGTTCAACCACGGGTTCTACCACGGGTTCGACCACGGGTTCGACCACGGGCACGGGGGCGACGGTTGGAACCGGAACCGGAATCGGAGCGGGAATTGGTTTCGGTGCATGGTGATGCTTGGCCATTTGGTGTTCCTTAAAACTAAGGCTAGCGGGGCTTTCGCCCCGCCAGCAATGCAAGAAATTTTACGCTGCCGTATTGCTGAAATAGTACAATTCGGCAGGACGCGGGGCAATCATGCCCGTGAATTGCATATAGCTCGCCATTTCAAACGTAAAGCCGTTCGTTGTTCCCGCCGCTGTGGACGTGAAGGCTAATGGAACATTGAGAACGAGAGATTCGGGATCATTGCTATGCAAGACATAACGGTTGTTCGTGCCGTCGAAATTCGCCTTGTCGCAATACGCGCACTTGAGAACCTTGAATCCGGCGTTGCCCGTGAGGGTTTGGAACGCGGTTTGCAAGATTTCCAATTTCGTTCGGAGCGGAAAGCTAGGATCGCTGTAGGTAGCAAGTCCATTCCAATCCGCTTCAGGCATCACAAAAACTTTCGGGTCGGCAGTCCGCGAGCAATTGGCGCGGAATCTCTCATAAACGATTCCCACGAAAGTATTGAGTTGCGCGGCGGACAGAGAAGGCAAGCGAGCGGTGAGGTCAGCCGTGTTGTTATAAACGTCGCCGTTGTTCAACAAGCCAGTTTCCGCACCGATGCCGAGGAACGCAACGCGTTGCAAACCGAGATCTGCCTCTTTTTTCAGAGAACGCTGACGCGCTTCAATCAAACTGAAAATCGTGTTGGCGCGCATGGCTTGCTCGATTTCGATCACAGACCAGGACGTGCCTTTGGCCCATGTCAAAACCTTTTGTTCGACCATGTCGAACGCCGCGTCAACTTGTTCGAGGCGACTTTGGTTGGCTGCGTTTTGTTGAACGCCTTCCTCAAATCCGCCGGACTTGAGGAAAGTTCGCCAGTGACCAATCTTGGACATGAATGCGCCATTTCCGGTCATCACAGGCATATAGTCTGCGAACGGAATGGTGTAAAATTTTTGCTCAGAAACACGAGGGCTGATCGCGTACAGAGTCGAAGTGACCTGTTGGACGCCCAAGCTGTTCAGCATGAGATTGCCGCCAGCATCTTTCGTAAACATCGAAGCAACGTTCATGAGAATTCCCCTTCCTTGGGTGTGTTAAATTAGGTCAACGAAATGACGATTCCATTCGTGGTTTCGGTCAAAGTGACGCCCGTTCCACCAAGCAAACGCTTGACCGGAAGATCGACACCGTCCTTGGCCAAGACCAACGAGTAACCTTCGCCAGCCGTTCCCGCTGCCGACATCGTGTTGGCTTCAGCGGTCGTGTCGATCAGGATATCGTTCGTTTCAGCAGTCAGCACGATTGCGGTGCCAGCCTTCAAACGCTTGAACGGCAAGTCCGCAACGACTTTCGCCAGGACCAAGCCCAAGCCTTCGCCAGCGGTGCCAGCGTTGGATGCGGTGTTGGTTTCGCCAGCGTTATTCAACCAGTTCGGTTGGACGAGAACGCGGAGGATAGAGGCGTCGGCAGCGGCATCTTCCACAGCCATACCGATGACCGTGTTGTTCGCGGTTTGCGTTGCGACTTTGCCCGTGGCGTAGTCATATTGCAGTTTCGCGCCAGCGGTGATCGCGGCGGAGGCCGTCATGTAAACCATCGTGGTTTGCATGGCAATTTCAAACTTCTCACCGGAAACCCACGAATCCTTGACTGGGTTCGTCAAGATCACGCCGACATAAAGATCGGTCGCAGCCGAGCCCTTGATGACTTTCGTCACAGTGCCGCTGTTCGTGGCCTTGATTGTCACCATTTCGCCGGGGACGAAAGTGGTGGCCGGGTCCGCGTCATACGCTTCGACCGGCATGACGTTGGTGCCGGAAACCTTGGTTCCGACCAAAGTGGTCATTGCAAATTGATTCTGGAGCAGAGCCATGAAATTCTCCTTCGATGTTACTTGGAACCGTAAAGTTTACGACCTTCGGCAATCCTGTCGTCAACGGACAACCATTGAGGCGGGGCGACTGCTACACCATTGTTTTTGATGTCGCGCAATTCAGCGGCGTTTTTCTTTTCGTCCGCTTCCTTGGCTTCGTTTTCTTTTTTCTCCTTTTCTTCGATTTCCTTAGCTTCGTTTTCTTTTTTCTCTTTTTCTTCGATTTCCTTAGCTTCGTTTTCTTTTTTCTCTTTTTCTTCGATTTCCTTAGCTTCGTTTTCTTTTTTCTCTTTTTCTTCGATTTCCTTGGCTTCATTTTCGAGCCGAATTTTTTCCTCTTCTGCCTCTTCCTCCGGGGTTTCTTTTCCCTCGAAAGCCGCGTTCTCTTTGCCCATGGACTTGAACATGTCAACCAATTCGTTGACCGTCATTTTGTTCCCGTTGTATTCAACGGTGTCCGTTCCATTCATGACAACTTTTTTCATGTTCTTTTTCATCTCCAATTCGTGAAGGGTTGAAACGATATCGTTTAATTTCAGTTCTTGGCCGTCCACCAAGACCATCAATTCCTCGTCTGAATTCGTCTTGAATTCCTGATTGACCAAGCGCCAAAATTTGCCCAACATTGTCCCGCCCCTTTTTTGATTGCTGTTATCAATGGTATCCCCATCAACCTCCGGAATCAATGGGTCTTTCGAATTCCAAAACACGGGGTCGCGAGCCATTTCATACCGGGGCGATTCAACGATTGCCAAATGGTCATAAACCGCGTCAAGGACTTCCCGATCATACGGAACATTATTGTACTTGCCGCCTGGACCCGATTGCGTGATTCGATACGCGGTCGATACCCCCCATCCGGCTTTCAGTTTTTCAACCGCTTTTTCATCGTCCACCACGAAATGGGCATCCCAAAGGTCTTTTTCGGTGTCATAGTGCATGTCCGCAACGCGGCCCATCTTGAGTTGCTCAATGTTTGCCGGGTCAATAATTTGATGATCGATGACCACGGGAACGCCGCGAATCGTGACCGACATTTTTTCCAAGGCGACTTGCCCGAGCAAAATCGTTTCCTCGAAAATCGAGCCATCTTTCCGTTTGTTGACGTATCGACAAAGGCCCTTTCGCATGGCGGGCATTTGAATAACTTTTCCAACTATAAGCGTCATTGCTTAATCCTCCAATGGTATTGCGACGCACCGACAATTGTTATCTTGCCCCGGATGCGCGTGTGCCCCCGTCGCGCTGTTCACGAGAGGAGGGTTTGCCCAGTCGAAAATTCCGCCATCGAGCAATTGATGATCGGAGCGCACTTTCGAATCATGCTGGGTTTCCCATCGATAACGGGGAAACCCGGCTTGCGGATAGAGTTGGGCCTTCAAATCCGTGGCGGCGATTGCCATGGATTTTTCGGCCATGGCTTTGGCGCGATCGACGGCCATCCCAACCCGCCCAGCAAGCGATTCCGATAATCGCTCCCCCGTCCAACCGTCTGCCGCCGCCGTCTGAAGTATTTTCGAAATTCGCTTGGATTCTTTTTCAGAAAACTCCCGGACTGCCGCCTCAACTTGATCCATGAGGCGCATTGATTCGTCATGGTTCGTCGGAGCGGTCACTTCAATGCCCGTCGTATCAGTGATAGCTTTCGAAACCTGACTGGCCAGCGTTCGATATATGATCGGTATGGCGAGCATACCGATAACAGATAGGGGCTGCGATTTGCTGACCGCAGAATCGATTCTTGCCCGCCAGGATGCCTGTTCATCCTGAGCCCGCAATGCGAGGTGAACTAAGTGCGACGGGATCAGAGTGATTGGGATATACCAGCCCGAAAATCTTGATTCGTACTTGGCCCCAATTTCTCGCAGTTCTTTGGACGTGGCGGCATTGAAAGAGCCGGTAAATTTTCCCCCACGGAGGACTATTGTGCCGGAGGATAAAGCGCGTTCCAGCGCGGAGGAAACAGAGGAAACAGGAACAATCCTCGGTTTCATTGAAATGGAGTCATAATACGATTTCAAGGTATAGGATAACACTCCGGCAAGCGGAATAGCCCATGTATCCTTGTTCCGTACTGGTTTCAAGTCGTCACCACGCTAGTTCCGGCACCATATCCTGGAGTCACGGGAGCGGGCTTGTTGTGCCGCAGTTCTTGCACTTCCTCCAAATCCAACGCCTCGTCCACGGGAATTGGAGTATTGAAAATGTGCTCATTGTTGATTTGCTGCGCGGCAGTCGCGGAGGTGATGACGCCGTTTTGGAACGCCGCGAGGATTCGATTCATGCGCTGGGTTTGCATGGACGATTGATCCAACACAGACAATTCGCGAAGCGGTTGATACTTGAATTTGAAGGAAGGAATAAAGCCGTAAACCTTCATGAAACAAATTTTCAGCAAGCGCCTAAGATGCGGTCGGCATTTTGCCCTGACTTCACTTTCGACCATTGAATTATAGTTTTCGATATCGTCCGACGTGGCCGATAGACCCGAGGGTGTCAGACCGAAAAGTTTCGTCATGGGAAAGCGGGAATCGGAGGCAACGCCGATTCGGATTTGCTCCAGGATGTCCGAGAGGCCCGAATAGGAAAGTTGTTTCTGTGTATATGAATCTTCCACGTCCATCGCCAGCGCGTTTTGATAGTTTTTCAATTGCGAAGCGAGTGCGATCCGTTCAGCGATTTTGGCGGTCCCGCCTGTGGACGCGAGCGCTGAATTCATTCCCTGGATGCCAAAAACGTCGATTTTGCTTTCGTCCAACAATTCAAAGATAACGTTGGAATGCTTGCTGTATAGATTAAACGAGCGAATCATTCGCTCAACTTCAGACACGCCCCATCCCATGAATTGGGCGCGAAGCAATGACGGGGCTGCGCGACCTTTCATGATAAGAACGTGCGACTGATCCAATTGATGCCCGTAGTATGTGAATGGGACGCCGGGTTGAAACATCGGAAGAAATTGATCAACGGGGGAACCGGACAGAGGAGCCATCAATTCCCATCGATCGACCGGATAAAACTCAAGTGGCGTTTTTTCGCTGATTCGTTTGAGATCAAATTGCGAATACCTGCTTTGCCCCGCGTTGACAATCAGGCCCGATCCGCCAAACAACCGCCCCCATTTGATGGATTGCATATAATCCAAAAGAACGTTGTTTTCTTCTATGTAGTCTTGCAATTCGGTGATGTCTGATTCAGACAATTCAGGGGACGTGATATCAAGTCCCCCGCGAAAAGCATCATCAACTGGAATGTCAATGAGGGCTTGGCATAGGCCGTTTTCCAAATACAAGGAGGAAAGCATGGATCGATTGTTGGTGATTGCGTACAACCGAAGGGAATACATCGATGTATTTGTTGAGGACAATTCCGCAGTTTGGCCCGCGATGCTTGACACAAGGCCAGTTAGGGAATTAGTTTTCAGAGTCGAATCATCCATGATTGCCTCTTAGTTGGGGGGTCCAACTTATATGTTACAGCCCGATGTCAGATTGCGTCAAGGATTGATGACCGCCTAGTTATGATCGGTGCCAAGCCATAACGAGCCGCGTCCGGGGAATGCGAATGCTTATCTACAATGACGGGAAGAATTTCGTCGGTGAGCCGATCGATCTTATACGAATATGCCCTAAAGTCAAAGAGCGTATGGGGACATCGCGGATGGATATCGATCGCGTCGAACGACCGGATGAATTCGATTCCATCCTCAATCGATCCACTCCATTTCGGTGCGGCGACGGCATTCAGTGGACTGAAATCGTTATGCGCGGCAGCCTCGCAAAGATATTTGATTGTTTCGGGCCGTGAAGCATCACACCACAATTGTGCCCTCCTGACGCCAGGAAGCGAATTGCATAGCAGGGAATGGAGTTGATGCAACTCCAACCCGTAGCCGTAGGCTTCATGGTCAATGTGAAGAATCCTGTCGCGGACAAACATACGAATCCCCGAGCACGGGTCGGTGCCGAAACCAAAATCGAGCCCATAGCGGAAAACCTCAACGTCCGTGGACGAGAAGTATGTCGAGCGTAGTTTGCCATGGTAGATGGAAGCCTTGCCTTGGGAGCGAGGTTGCCCCATCCAAACGTGAAGATATTTGTCGAAATCGATTTTCTTGCATTGCTCCATTTCTTCGCGCAAGACATCCGGAAACCAAGGATTATCTTCCCAGTTGACGCATTCGCGAATTGTGTTTGGCGGACAATCAGTGATGAACCGTTTATAGGTCGGGTCTTTTTCATCATTCGGGTTGAACGTGATGATGATTTCGCTGTCTTGGGCACGAATGGTTGGGATCAGGATGTCCCAAGATTTCTCAGAAACCGTCGCCGCTTCCTCGACCCAAACAGTCGATATATTTTCCATCGACTTCACGCCTTCGATATTTTGCTGCAATCCTTTGAAAATGAATTCGCTGCCGGTGATTGATTTGATCGATGTTTGATTGACGGTGAAAAAAGGCGAAAGTCCTAAATCATAAATCAGAGTTGAGAGCAAACGGTGTACTGATTCTTGGATTGCGTTTTGAAATTCGCGGGCGCACAAGATCAAATGCTTTCCGCGCAATGCCTTTACCAGCAAGTAACGCGCAACACCATGCGACTTGGATGAACCGCGACCCCCATAATACACCTTGAATCGAGCGGGGGAAAAAATCCCTGCTATCTTTGGCGCGACTTCAATTTCAATTATTTTCTGCGACATCTTTTTTCGGCATTTCTTTGATTGTCACATTGATGATCGGGAGATTCCCGCCGTCGTCCCCGATTCCTTCCAACTTCAGGCCAACGTTTTCCGTGGACAGTCCTAACGCCTGTCGTTGTTGGCGTTGAGCGTCCAGCAATGATGCCGAAATAGCGCGAAGGTCGGACGCACGGAATGATTCTGGATTCATGCGCTTCAACATTTCGAGGGCCTTATTTTTGACCGTTTGCGCACTCGTCCAATCGTCAAATGCTTGCTTCGATCGCCAAGCAACAATTTGTTCGGTTGGTGTGAGTGACGGGTCAACCGCCAGTGCGTTTGTTCCGGTTTGCGTTGGAACCTGAAGCGGGGAAAAATCTGTCACAATAATTTCGTCGAACCGAAAATCAAAATCCTCGTTCACTTCCCCAATCTTGGCGCGAGCCGTTTTGGTGAGGATGTCTGGAACCGTTTCGGTCGCGAGATAGGAATCAAGGTGTTCTCGGAGATCATAAGCGAGGCGTCTTTGCAAGAAATTATTTCCGGGATTTGGATATTTTATCGTGGACAAAAACGTATACGGATGCATCCCGGAATTGATGAACGCGGTCCAGAGTCGAAGATACTCCATCGTCGAGAGGGACGCCGGGATCTTGTAAACGCATTCGGCGTCGGGCAGTCGATTCGGGATGACAACAAGGGCGGTCATCAAAAATCGTCCTTTGTCGCCCTGCGATTCGTATCAGGCGAGATCATGGCAAGGAAGTCCTGGAGCGGCAAGACAACCATGGCGGGCCCGTCGTCGGGCTTCGTTATGAGAACGGGAATTTGGCCGGGGAGCGGAGGGATTTCCCCAATCCGAGAGATCGGCGCATAGTCGGCGAGCCGTTTGCATTGGATGGAAAATGGCGCGGTGTTCTTGAGATCAATACCTAAGATTGCGTCGGGGTCGGTTTCGATGTTCCGACAGGCGCGAATCCATCCCCGTCCCCGGAATTCGGCAACGATATCGCGTTCAAAGCTATGACCTTTGCGCCGGGAATTGATTGGCATTCGGGCTCCACTCCATAAAGCCGGGAAATCGCTTCCGGGTCTTTTTTGATGATCGGGCGCGGGGGCCACCAACTATCGGCAGGACTAGACAGAGACAAGGTTTCGCCGCGCCGAAACTTGTCCAAAACTTCAGTATTATGAATTTTACGCTGCGTAGGTATCATATAGGAAGGATAGGAAAGAATTGCCCGGGCTGTCAACCCCAATGTTGCCGCGCGGGAGCGCAAGCGGAGCTCAAAAGTGGTGGGGTTTATATTATTTTAACAATCGTGCAACCGTCGTTTTTGAAATCCCTAATTTATTGGCTATTTGTCGTTGGGACATTCCACTCGCTGAAAGCGCCTGGACGTGGTCCGATGTATCACTATGGCCCTCGTCCTCCGTTTTAACCCCACTATCTCTTTGCTCAGGAGCCCCTTTTCGGCAGCCGAAACCCGCAAATCCGATCCGAGGGCCCCAACATACATCGCACTCTTCATCCAAACCGGCCTTGCAAACCGAAAGTGGTCGCTGAGAAATCCCCAAATCTTCGGTCATAAGACACCCCTTTTTGATTGGCCGACGACATAACATGCGCCCAAAAAATATGCAAGTGGTCCACAAGTGGTCCACAAGTGGTCCACAAGTGGTCCACAAGTGGTCCACAAGTGGTCCACAAGTGGTCCAAAGTGGTCCATGGACCACTTTTAGGTGGTCCAAAGTGGTCCATGGACCACTTTTAGGTGGTCCAAAGTGGTCCATGGACCACTTTTAGGTGGTCCAAAG